AGCAGTGATGGTCCCGGTCGCCGTGATATCCCCCGTTACATGGATGCCCCCGGGGGCTACCGCGTTGATGACACCGCCAGCAGCAACCTCGAGATATGTAAGGCCATCTGTACTGCGCAACTGTACCGAGTTTGAACTGATTGCCGCCGGGGCGCGCGGCACGCTGAACGGTCCAACCAATGCGAACCCGTCACTCAAATCATGCAAACGCATCACGATCTGACCTTGCACGCCGCCGGATTGCCACCAGGAATCGATACAGCGCGAAGCAAAGATCATCAGTGCCTCGTCGCCAGCACCGACCGGGAACGTCAGAACAAAGCCACCCCCCGCCGGGAATACTACGGGGCACTTGATGAGCTGTGGCATCGTCACATTCTTGATGACGCCGCTCGGAAGCCGCTGCTTGGCGGTAAGGGCGGGCTGCACGGAGATGGTCCCGTCGGCCGCTACAGGCCCCTGGACGATTCCCGGTAGCGCCGTCCAGATCTTTCGCTGCCACCCTTGTAGCGCCGCCCTCAGGGCCACCTCGGGGTCGTTTTGGCGTTCGCGCTGGTCCATACTAAGCCCCGAATCGCTGTACTGAGGCACCAAACGGAAGCGCTGGATTAACTGCTAAAGCTGTCACGTGAGAATACCAGGGGGTTCCTCTGGTATCACCTTCATAGTCGATAACCGCACAGCGGTAAAGCCCATCAGCGCTTTCGCTTGCAAAAAATGGGGATGACTCTGGGATCGGACCAACAGCAGAACGGTCAGTAATAAGGGTTGCATTGATGTTGACAGTCTTGTTGTCAATTTTCACTAGGCTGCCGATCCGAAGCTTCGGGTTAAGCAGACATGTGAACTCAACTCCGTTCACGGTTAGTTCTGGTATCCCTACCAGGCCCGTGGCAGAATCAATGATGACGACTTCCCCAGGCACATAACCCGTGAGGGGGATTACTTGAACGTTTCCACTCCCATCGAAATACCAGGTGCTACCCGTGGTTTGACAGACATCTGAAATAGGGAAATACGCCATGCCATACAGCACGGCACCACGTGGGAAGGTAACGGCTGGCAATGGGCTTGATGTCTTGAGCGTAAGTGCTAAATCATTAGCGCCACGTGAATCATTCATCCCTTTTACACCTGCTGCCATTATATCAGCGAGGGATGCACCCGGCCCCAAGGTTGTATTTACGACACCGAAATTATATGGAAGATCACAAGTTGCCGCTACGATGTCCATATAGTTGTCGACGTTCGACTCGCGACCGCGACGGACTACCTTTATGGTTCCATCGAAGATAACGCCAACGGCTGCCGGTGGATGATAGCCAGCGTTAATCACAATCCTTGTAAATTCATTTTGAATCTGTGTTTCTGTTTCTTTTTTTAAGTTGTAAATTCGGACTGATGCGGAAGTCAAGACTTGATCGCTGTGCCGAACATTGAACTTGAAGTGGAAATCTTCCATAAAATTCAATGTGGGTGTCGTTGTAGCCTGGGTTGGTGTCTTAACAACCGACAAAGATGCTTTTCGAATCCACTGAACTGTGCTTGACTTGGGCGTAAGTGGAGCACCGGGGTCATTAGTGGTTGGGTTACTTCCATTCATGGCGTCGTCACAAAGTAGAGGTGGCTTGTGGTACCCAGGCCATTAAATCCGGGAGGTGCAGACGGATCGCTGTCTGTAGATACGATCAAACCACCTTCGAATCCCAAAGAAGCATATTGCTCAAGAAGGTCTGCACCGGTCACCAGAGGAATGCCGCCAACAAGTGACTTGTTGGCGCTATCAGCAATGTCTAGTATCCAGAGCTGAGCTATCCAGTTCCAGTTCAACGTTAGGTTGTAAGTTATACTGCCCAACGCAACGGAAAGCGTTTGAGGCGTAGCAACCAGGGGGATCTCGTAAAAGGTGCTCATAAGTTTGGCTGCGTTAAGTAATAGAGGTTAGGATCTGCAGTCACGGGAGATGTTGTCGTTACTGGTGCTACTTCGTCGAATGGTGGTGCGGCAGGATACACAGGTTCAACTGGTGCAGGAGTCACTGGAGGCGGTGGTGGGACTGGTAGTGGTTCAGTAACCTGTTTGTCGCCTTGCGGCGCAGTCGGTGTCGTTTGTTCGGGCGCAGCTTGCGCGGCCGGGTTAACCACGAGCTGCCCCGTCTGGATCGACGCCTGCATAATCTCACGGAAAGCACAGACGACAACGAGCGTGTTCTCAGTTTCAGTAGTGGTTTCCTCCGTTACGCTATGGAGGAGCATCCGCTGATAGGTTCGTTTTGGAGTCGCAATCTGCACGAGCTGCCGAGCACCCATGATGCCAAGAAGCAACGTGTAGATTTCCTGGATGTATGTGTTACCTGCGCCGCCAGACTGACCTAGGAATCCACTCAGGGTTGGAATCGCTAAACCAAAGATACTGGGGTTGCCGGAACCCGCAGCACTGCTTGGAGTCCAACCAATTCGCATCTGGAGCGAAGCAGGCATGCGGTAGGCGTGGTCGCTGACAACTGAACCAACCTCAACTGGGTGGTCAGTGATCTGCACTTCATCATGCCGATGCTCACTGATCGTCACGAATGGTGGTAGTTGCTGCGTCTGTGGTTGGTCATCTTCCCCCTTTATGGGGGCGCCTTTATCGTCTACCAACTCATACACGATAATGCGCTGGTTATCCGCCGCACCGATCCCGATAAGGCTTTCAACGAATCCAATTGCACTGGCGCCGGTGGCGAGGATGCTCATTACGCGGGGTCCAAGGCACTACTAAAATTACGTGTGATGTTATTATTGACATCACGCTGAATCTGCGCTACACGGGTCGCTACTGAATGTGGGTCACCTGCCCCGTTCACGTTGATAGTAGTGGTTTGGTTCATGGCCACATCACCACCAGGACGCTGAGAACTAAATAGCGCTGCCTCACGGCCGCGTCTGCGCACTAAACCTTCTGATACTTCACCCCCCGCATGAATATACTGCATCATAGTGCTAAGTATCTTTGCGAGATTTCCACCAGATCCTGAAATGACCTTTTCACCAGCACCGGTGTTATAGTCAAAATCGGTAAGGGCGTCTCGCTGTCCACTTGTAAGCGCCAAACCTACTGCTTTGGCAGCTCGATCGATATTAGCACCATGACGTGCAAGTTCAGTGGCAAGGCGCCGTTCAGCTTCCTCACGTGTAATTGGTTCATTTGGGCCGGATGCTTTTGTGCCGTATCCACTACTGTATTGGTGGTAGTCCCATTTGGATTTAGGATCAAAACCTTCTTCACGTTTTACGAAGGAGGTCAGGTCGGGTGACGCTGCCCCGCTAACTGGAGTAACACCACCACTCGATGTAGAACTGGAAGTATCAATCGACCCATCCTTATTCAGCGGACGCCCCGTGGCTGGGTCCACGAAGAGTGGCGATGAAGAGTCACCCCCAAGTCCACCCTGCATCCACTTCAACCAGCCACCAACGTCCGGCATATGGGCCTTGATATAACCAATCCCGGTTATGATTGCGCCGATGATGACAAGAGTTGCACCAATAGGACCCATAGAAAGCGCAAGCCCAAGTGCTGCAAGCGCCGGAATTAGTACCCACATGATGGCTGTTGACCAGCCATTCGTAGCCTCGTCCATCTTGCTAAAGAGACCCTCTATAACCGTCAGGCCCCCAATAAAGTTCTCAGTGATGAACACTGCAACTTTCTCAAGTGCCGTTAAAAGATTTCCAAGTGTTCTTGAAATCTCATCAAAGTTATCTGTTGCATATTTTGTGAACGTTTTAATATCCGGCCCCATATTCTCAATAAGGACCGATTCGACCTTCATCTTTAAGAAATCAAATATCCCACCCACATCTCGCAGGGAGTTCTCGTAATTTCGTGAATCTTTTGTAAGTTTGGTAATATCTACGCCAGCTTGCTTGGCGAATGCAAGAAAACGCTTCTCCCCAGCCTCCAGAAGTCCTGGGTTCTGCTCCATTTGAAGTAGCGTCGAGCTGCTAATACCGAACATGGCAGCAACTTGCGCACGCGCCCAGAAACTCTGGGGGTATTTTACTTCCAGACCTTTTACCAGGTCTCTAAAGATCTCGGTTTCATCTCGGGGTGCACCGTTAGCACCCATCGTCCGAACGCCCAGGCCGGTAAGCATACCCACAAGTTGTGGATTCATGCGAACCGCCATTGCCATGCCAGTTACAGCAGCCGTCGCGTCCTGCGCACTGAGGCCGATCTGGCGCATGCCAAACTGAAGCGCCAACAGGTTCTGGGCTGACGCCCCGACACGCTGCGAGGTGTAATAGAGCTGTTCAAAATTGGATGCTATGACTGAGACAGCACCAACGACTGCCAACGCTGCTGCCTCGACCGCCAGGCCTAACTTTACCGCGCCGGCAGTAGCTGTGCCGAGAGAGCCGACGAAGTTTCGGAGGCTGCCTTGGTCAGTTTGGAACGAAATTGTGGCGAGGAATTCTTTTAGAACTGAGGCGCCAGCGGTACCGGACATACTCAGCCCCTACCCGCGTCAAGCCTGGCATCGTTCTCGTCGATGAGGTCAATAGCATCGTTCATCTCGGCCACCTGCCAGAGGGTAAGAGCGCCGTCGTGGAGTGATTCATACTTGCACCAGCCCCGCGCTACCGGGCGCAGGAACCAGTCCAAGCCGTCCGGCGCAGAGGCAAACTCAACCTTGCTTACGCGGGTTGCGGTGCCCCGTCGCTCGAAGTCCCAGGCAGTTCGCGAAAAAAATCGCCGAGATTCTCCCACAGCGAATACGCCGTGAGAGTCAGCATCACGACCATGTCGATATCATTGAATTGCAGCGCAGCACCACTGCCGACCGACACCCACTTCCCAGCCGAGGTCTGACGTTGGACCACGCTAAGGCACCGGTCGATGATGTAGTCGCTGTGTGCATCGTTCAAAGTCTGGAGCGCCTCGGTGATTGGGCCAATGCAGGCCAGCCCAAGAGCGCCGATGTCGACTGAGTCTGATGCACCGCCAGCAGACGGTGCATGAGCAAGCGCCTCCTGCGCCAGGGGGATAAGCCCCTTGGCGAGAGGACCTACCCGGCGTAGCACGTTCCACTGCTCACGAGCGCTTAACTTGCTGAAGCGGTAGGTGTTGCCCTTGACTTCATACTCAGCCGTCATGACGATTATGCCCCTGCCCCAAGCATATGATCAACCACGATGCTATTCCACGTCCACTCAAGCATCGGGCCATCTTCACTGTAGACACTTGATGGGAACCGAACAAACCCGCACTGCCGGCAACTATGCACATCCCCGGCAGTGAGCCAGGACACTACGATAGTGTTCTGGCCATACTGTGAAGAGTCCCCGCAGTCCGCGTTATACATGGCGCTGAGGAGCGCATTGGTCAAGCTGTTCTTCAACAGCCGGACCGTAACACGGCCACCTTTGCCTGCGTGCAGGCTGTGCATCCCCTGCCCGTCGGCACCGATGGTCATCGTGCCTTTATCCTCAACCATCTCGATCGTGATGCCTTCCTTCGCGGCACCTGCTGAACTGCCGATCGAGAAAGCACCATTGGGGCCAACAACTGTGGCCACCACGTCCTTGAAGCTGTAGCTATAAACGGTACCTGCCACGTGCGTGACCCCCTAATCTTACTGGTTGACCAGCACGGCTGCATCCACAGTGTGGACGGCCCCGCCGAGTTTGATAGCGATCTGGAATGGCACCGACACCCGCCGGGCGCGCTGCGCCGGTGTCTGGGTCGCCACCAATGGCTGATAGACGTAGTAACCTTTCGGAAGAGTGTCTCCTTGCTTGAGCGATCCAAACCCGGCCTGCGTCCAGGTGCCTGGTGCAACAAGTCCGTTGTTCACGGCCTCGTCGCAAGTCGACTCGATGACGGTAGCCAAGATGTGCATCCCGGCATCTGTCTGCGGTATCTTCGTTGGCGAATCATAGAGTTGCGTGTAAAGGTTATTAGTCAGTTCATCCGCAAACCACGCCAACCCAACGATGGTGTCAGTGAACTGCCCACTCGACGACACACCAGGCTCGATGATCGCTGTGTTGTCGTTATACGCAACGAACACATTGCAGCCCTTAGCCTCGAGCGTTGTGATCTGGTTGGCGTTCAAAGTCTCCGCCACGATCCCAGGTTCTTGTTTATACATCAGGGTAATCGTGGTGTTGTTCGCGGCCCAGTCCGTAGTAAGGATGCGCGCCAGGTAGGATATCACCGCATAGGCACTGCTGCTGCTGTACTGTACGCAGGTGTAATTGTACTTGAGAGCTTGAATCTCTGAAGCGATGTCCGTCGTGGTTGCCGATACAAGCACCCCAGCTTCCTGCGTCGTAACGCCATAGTAATGGCGTGGCGCCACACCCTCGATGTAGGCAGCAACCAGTAGGTGATCAGCATCTGCGAAGCTTGGCCCAACAAGCCCGAACCACTTCATTGGGAACTGATTATCGAAGAGTTGCACGCATGCCAGCGCGGTCTCAGCTGCCTGACCTGGCACTGCATAAGCACCGCTGCTCGTCGAAAGGCCAGCAAGCATACCACTGATGTCGGTGGTAGCACCGCCCGCAAGGTGTGTGCCGCTGGCGGCCGGCGGGGTGGCACCGGTCACGGACAGCGTGTAAGCGTTGCCCGCTACACCAGTCACTTTCGACACCATGTAAAGCACAGTGCCCACCACCGTATAGGACATCTTCACGATATTGGTGTCAGTCGAAGCTATCAGATACGCCAGCAGGTTTGCGATCGTGCCAGCTTCGGTGGTGCCAAGGCAGACCTGAGCGCTAGTCGGGGTGCCACCGTTCGCGATGAACGTGACCACAGTCCCGTCAATATCCACTGCATCACTCACGGTCGGCTGCCCTGAGAACGTCAGGTAGCCAAACGCCGTCGGGGGCGCCAGGAAGCTGACGGTGGAAGTCGCACCCGTCACACCGGACGTGATGATGAACGTCCCATAAGAGGAGTTCCATACACACGTCGAACTGGCTACGGCCGCTGCAAGCACAGTCTGGATCGCAGAGGCGACACCATTGAGATTCGTGCATGTTGCAAATGAAGCCGGAGCCAGTGAGTAAGGAACTCCATCGAGATAGACGAAGAAGCCAGGAGTGGTAACAGCGTCCCACGTAGCGATTGCCTGCGCTGCTAGTGAGAGTGGCGCACAGAACAACTGCCCTGGTGCTGCGGTTTGGACCCATCGACCAATATTCAGGTTCGCAGGCTGTGGGTTCTGTTCGAACCACAGCACCGCCGCCAGGTATTCTGGTGTGGTGGAACCAAAGTCAACTGCGACACCATCAAGACCGGTGTAAGAACGCAGGCGGCTCACCGGGTCAATGACCGTCGAGGGACCGAGCACCAGGCAGGTGTCAATGTCCTGTGCCTGCGGCGCCTGCGGGGTCAGTGTAACAGTCGTGCGAATGAGGCGCGTGATGGGCAGGGTTGCGGTGGTCATTTTATCTGTGGTCCCTCAAGTGACGGGGGTGAAGTCGGCGCTCAGCACATTGCGAACCAGGTAGGCACGCACAGTGCGACGGGCGAGTGTAATCGGTAGGTCAACCCGGTATTGCCAACGCTGCTTAACGAGCGTCGGCGCTGGTTGTGGGGTGCCGATGCGTAGGAGGCTGAAACCAGCAAGTTGGAGCGGTTCCAGGTTCTGGCTGATCGCGGCGCCCGCTCGGAGGAGCTTTGCGTTCGATGCGGCTGCACCATTCGTGCCAATGTCATAGAAACTGACGAGGACATCCGCCTGCTCGTTGCCATAGTAGGTGTCTTGCCCGAGGCCGCCGTTGGCATCCGGGTCGTGGACAATCTCCGGGAAGTCATCAGTTGGGTAAGACGTGATATTGAACGCAGCCCAAGCGGTGCTGGCCAGGGGGAGGTTTGGCGGTTCACCTTGGAAAGCCGGGAGAACAAGCGTGCCGTCGAGGCCGGTGATGCCGACGATCCACGCTTGAATGAAGTCGTTCAGCCCTTGGCCTTCAAGTGGGGCTGGGCCGGCTGGGTCTGGGCGGAGATAGCCGCCGGTGGAGGAGTCGGGGGTGGTCACTCTGGCACCTCCGGCGGCGCCGGCAGTGGCGCTTGGTCAACGAGATCCATTGATGTGCAATCCGCGACCACGAAGCCCGTTCCATAATGACTGAAGTCGCTGAGGCTGACGACCAGGAAATTATCACCACCCCATTGCACAACGTCCGGGAGGTAAGACAATCCGCCGGCCTGGACCGCACCCTGTAGGCGGAACTTCGTCAGGACCTGGATCGATTTGCCTTGTGTCTCAAAGGCCGACTGCCGTGCTAAGCTATTGTCGCCGGTTGGGCCGATAACTCCTACGACGCAAGAGTAGGTCGTTGTGGTAAGGCTGATTGTTCCAGTGGAGCCTGTCACCTGCTGGCGACGCAGCACCGTAAAGGTGTCGGACAGGTCGGGATCAACTAAGAGGTCAGAGACGTCAATCGTTGGCATTCATCTAGACCTTCTTCGCCGGATTCCGCTTACCCACCTTGACGTCGCGCCCACTCAACTTCGACCGCACTACGTAGGTTATCGCCCCGAGGAGGTTGGACGTGTCGATGAGCGGGGTGAAGATGCCGGCCCCTGCTGCTGCGCCTGCTGCCAGGTTGGCTTCGACCTCAGCGGTCCGCTTCGCCCGCCAAGCCTTCGACTTCCTGCGCCGAATACGTGCCCGGACAGTGGACTCCGCGAGGGGTGGTGGGATGCCACCAACAATCTTCTTTCGCACCTCAGCTTGGAGGAATAAACCAAGCGCTTCATAAGCAGCAATGACCTTGTCTGGCTTGCCGTCCAGCGCAAATTTCCCAGCGATCTTCAGCCGGTCCGTGATAACCTTCCGGTTCGCCTTGACCGTTGGGTAGAGGAACGGTCGGGGTGGGATGCGGCCGGCAGCGTCGCCGAACTCCTGCACGTAACCAATGTCAGCGTTGGTGAACGGAGTGTCGTCATTACGGTCGGTGGTTTCACGTGGGATACCGACCATCAGTTTGGTGTCAACGAGTCTGGATAGTGAGTCGGTCAGGTCTTTGAGGCGGTCGAAGGCGACCTTTACACCGGATTTAGGCACCCCCCGTCCAGCCCATGTAAGCCGAAGCTGACCCAGGGAACCAGTTGCCACCAGCCCCACCAGGGAACGGCACCCCACCGAGTTGGATCGGCCCCGCCCCGGCTTCACGTGCCATACGTAAGTAGCGCCTGCCGAATGTCGTCAGGTTCCAGTGACCGCCGTCCTGCTCGACCGAACTGGAGACTTCCCTGCCAATGTTAACCGGCCCCACTCCCTTTGACGCGACCATCCCAGCATTGACACCAGCTTCCCCCCCTGTTGCCGCCGCGCGCTCGTCTGCGCGGCCCAACGTGAGGTAGTGCGCCGCCATGCACTCGACCGCTATGATCGCGAACGCCCCGAACCGTGGCAGGTTAAGCGCGGCCTGGGCGGCGGTTAGGTATAACCCAACTGTCCCGTCCGGGTAGGTGCCCGGGTCGGCAAATGCCGGCAGGTCAATCCGGAACTGGGCGGGGGTTACTGGGAGTGTGGTCACCGGACGGCTGCCGCCTTCGCTGCCATTCCCTTTGCGCCGAATTTCTTACGCCCTATAAAGGCAGCAAGAGCCGCCGGATTCTTCACTCCTTTGCGGTGGGCCAGGGAGTGGTCGAGCTTGGCAAAGCCCATATGAGCATCATGCCACACCCTCAGCGCATCCTGCATCGTCCCACCGGCCTGGCAGACGCACTTGATGGCGGACTGAAGCCCGGTCTTCCCATCGAGGATCTTGCTGCCGAATGGGCCTTCCTTCATCGCGAGTGCGCCAACACCTTCTTCGATCGCGTCACGGGCGGACATGCCGCGCTTCATGGCAGAGCGGATGGTGGAGCGGAAGGCGTCTTGTGCTGTCGATGCTGCTGTCATGGCCTTGAACTTTGGGGGTGATACCCAGTTGGGGTCGGGGGAGAGGGTGGACTTGGGGGCGGTGTCAGCAGACGCCTTAGGCTTGGCATGCGCTTCCACTACGTGGAATCCGTGCGGACCGGACGCTACGTTATGCTGAGAAAGCCCCATGCCGGTAGCGTAAGCGCGCGCATGCTCCTCATGGCGGAACGGGCCATGATAGGTATGCAATGTTGTGTTTCGTGGGTGGTTCTTCCACACGAGCGCGCGGGTCTTCCCAGCTTCCTTATAGTCAGGCTGCTGAGTGCCATGAGCTGCGGAGGCACCGCCATTGCGCGGGCCACTGGCGAACTTCCCCCCATCCCTCGGATGCTTGCCTTCTTCCCAAGCATCCCGCCACTCACGGATAGCATCGCCAATAGATGCACCCTTTGCACGCGCGTCGGCAATCGCTGACTTCAGCGAGACCTTTCCATCACGGATTTGCGACCCGAACGGCCCGGCTACGAGCTTGTCTTCCATCTTACCTTCCTATAACGCGCGCCCTGAAGGGCACCATAACCGGGTTTACCGCCGCTTCTTTGCAGCCCTGAGCTCGTCGCGCTTCTGCTCGGCCGCCTGCAGTGCCTGCGTCTCTTCAGCCGCGCGGGTAATAGCTTCAGCTGCTGCCTTGGCGCGTTCATTATTGACGTAAGCCGGAGTCCCCACTTTGAGTTGCGGAGGAGGCGGGTTGTCGCTGTGGGCGAGGATGAACCAGTTTTCTGCAAGTTCTGGTGGAAGGACGTGAACGCCCTTCTTGAACACCTCTACGCGGCCACCCTTGTGGGTGAAACGGCAGGGCCGGACGAGAGTTACTGTCACGCCGGTATCTTCCGGCGCGACCGACACGGCCGGGCTTTGATCGGCCTCCAGGGGGAAGAGGCTGGCCTCTGCTGCCATAAAGGCGTCGGCCGGGGTGTCTACGCCTGGGCTGGTCTGGGTGGCTTCGTCGGGCATCGTCAGTTATCCTTCAGTTGGGTTGTTTTCGGCCTCGACGAGGTCGGCCAGGTCGGTGATGAGGCCCTCGTGTGTCCACCCTAATTGGAGTAGAACGCCAACGAGCTGCGCCCACAGACTGTAGATTGTGAGATCTGGGTGGCCGTCTTCCGTCAGGATGGTGTCAATGATGGCATCGGCTGTTGCGGCGGCGGTTTCAATCTCGGCGTCGGTAGGTTCGTCAGTGGGCATTTAATACATCCAATTGAAATAGGCGGCAAGTATCCCCCGACGCAACCATAAGCGTCGGGGGATCACTACTAAGTTTCGACGACCTTACACGCCGTCGAATGACCCACAGGTTTCAGGGTACACAAACTCAACCACTCCAAGACGACCATAGTACGTCGTGATCATGAAGATGGATCGTGCTTCGATTTGCGTCCGCTGCAAAGGTACCATTGGGAAGCGCACACGGTCCTTGTCACGCGTGTAGATGAACATCCGATTGGCACCAGACACGCCCAACCCAGTCAACCATTTAAGTGGCTGAATGTTCAATGGGCGACCGTTCGACGCATTGCACAGGCTATTCGCCTTCACGAACTCCAGGATGGAGACGTTACCTGCATTCGACACCTTCTGCGACACGAGGTAACTGAAGGCAGTCGGCGGCAGGCGAAGTTCGGACGGCACAAGCGCGTAACCAGATGCTGCCCACACGGCGGTCTCCGCCGCGTTGATGTCGGCCAGGATTTCATCTGGGTTCTTGTTGGCCCACAGCGTAGACCCAGAAGAACCAGGCGCTACGTTGGTTGGAACAACAACAGCGTCGTTGTTGCAGAGGCCAACGGTGCCGATGGTGCTGTCACCGGTATAGACAACCGCGTCGGTGTCCATCTGGTGCTTCAGCTTCATGCCGTCGTACTTCTGCACGTCGACCGGGCGGCCAAGCTTCTGCGCCGAGGCGAGTTCGGGCAGCGTCCACTTAACTTCCATGCCCCACAGGTAGAGGGGCTTGGCGGTCTTGCCGATATCCAGCGCGATGCCTGCGATAGCATTGGCATCCTTGCTGATCCAGTTGATGCCGGCGGGAACGACACCACCAGGGGCCGAGAACGAAGAGTTCGTGAAGCTGCTGGTCTCGTCGGCGATCGTCACGTCTTCACGCAGGTCGATGTCGCGTGGCCACGTGATGCTGACCAGCGGATCATGCAGTGTCGGGTCGAGCCGCTCGAGCTCGCCAATCAGAAACGAGCCCGCGCTGTCGACAGTCAGTTGGTCGAAAGTCATGTAGTTATCGTGCGTGTGGATTCGCACGCGCTCCGCCTGACGGTCGGGCAGGATCAATGCCGGCCGGCTCAGCACGGTGGAGTCCGCGAGGCGGACGGGAAAGGTCTTGCTCATGGTGTCAGGGGTTCCCCTATACGTGTGTTTCAGGATCAGCCGAGAACGCGGATCTCGGTGATAGCGTTCGCGTCGGCCGGGCCGGTGAAGTAAGCGCCGCTCACCACAAAGCCGTTGGAGGTCGGGTCAGCCGCTTCGAAGCCACCTTGGACGTGGTTGCCGGTCGTGGTCGCTGCCTTCCAGACGTACACCAAGCCACCCTTGGCAGCAGCGGTCGAGCCATAGAGGATGACGCTGATGTAACCGTCAACCAGCACGTCGCACAGGCCAACGGTTGGAGGCGTCGAAGTGCCGAGCGCGTCCTGTGAAGCACCGGTCGGGTACGGCCGAACGAGCACGCCGTAGATCTTGCTGTCGCCGGTCGCGATAGTACGCATGTTGCCGACGTTGCCGGAGGTCGCATCAACGACGAGCGGTACACCGTACGCGGTTGGGGCGCCGGTGGTGCCAGACGTCGTGATCACCTGGGGCTCGATGACGGCAAGCGCGAAGCCGCGAGTCACCTCCCCTGGCACGCCACTTGGCATGCGATACAAAAAACTCGTCATGGTTGTTTACTCCTACCGAATGGTATGTTATAGTCGTGCATGCCAGAGGAGTTCCCTTTCATGGAACACGCCGACCAAACGTTATGGCACGGTTTTCAGGTTGTTAGCTGCAACATCCCGCTTAACCGTGCCGGGGTTTACGGGCTGCAGAACATCATCAAACCAAACAAATGGTATGTTGGAACCGGTGTTGACATTGCTAAAAGAGTGCCACAACACCTGACGGCAAAAGGAACTTACAAAATTGATAGAGCACTTCGTAAGTATGGCGCCCAAGGTTTCCGTGCGATGGCGTTATTCTATCTTCAAGAAGGTGAAGACATCGATTTCCTACTTCTTGTCGAGCTTGAACTGATTCGTGCCTATGACAGCATCCGGAACGGATACAACATCGTCGAGTATGACCCAAAAGCAACTCTTCGATATGGTGAGGCACATGCTGAAACAGTTCGAAGGGCACACGCCAGGCCAGAAACCCACGCACGAGTTCTCGCGGCTAATCGAGACATCACCAGCCGTCCAGAGGTCAGAGCGAAACTAAGTAAATCTGTTCTAGAAGCTTATTCCAATGGCACAGTGCAAGAAGCTATTTCGAAAAAGGTCACTGCTTCTTGGCAAGACCCCGATATACGTGCAAGACACCTTGCAGCACGTGCTACGCCAGAGTTCAAAGCTACTGTTGTCGCCACTCTACAAGGACCAGAAGCTACCGCCAAACGTCTCGAAAAGTTTCGATCACCGGAACATCGCGCGGCGGTAGGTCAATGGCTCCATACACCTGAGGTTCAAGCCAAGCGCACCGATGCTCTTAGAAATCCAGAAGTGCAGCAACGAAAATCCACCAAACAACGGTCAACCTTTGCTGATCCAGCTTACAAGGTAGCACACGGTGCGAGATCACGCGAAATTATGAGTCGACCTGCCATAAAGGTTAAACACGCGGCCTCTATAAAAGCATCTTGGGACATTCGACGTGAGAAGTATGGACCGTCAGGCAGGCCACCCAAACCTGACGGTCCGTAGTAGTTAGATCTTGATGCCGAACCGCTCGCGGTTCCGTGCATTGATCGAGGCGGGAGTCGGCGGGGTGCTGACACCCATACCGACAGGGGGCTTGAAGCCGCTGCGCAGCGGGAGCTTGGCGCGCTCACCACGAAGCAGTTCAGAAGCCGCATCGAACACGATGCCGGCAGCTTCGCACGTCATAGCCTTGGCGGTGAAGTCAGGGTTGCGCCCAGCAAGGATGGTCTCAAGAATTGGTCGTGCATCATCCTTCGCCCAAGCCTGACGAAGCGCTTCACGCCGCAGGTTGCAGATCGCATCCGCCGTAAAAACAGCAGTCTTGGCAGAGTCGAACGTCGGCAGCCGAATGTCCGGCACCAGAATAGCAGCGCGGGAAACAGTCTGCTGGAACTGCGCACGCATTGAAGTCGAGTCGCCGACGGTCGCACGCTTATCACCGGTTGGCTTCTTCTCAGGGTCTTCACCCTGTTCCGAACCCGGTTCCGGCGCTGCCTTCTTCGCAGGATCAACAGACTCACCACCTTCAGCGGGGTTACTGCCTTCACCGTTTTCCTCGCCCTCTTCACCCTCTTCGCCACCAGCGAGAACCGCGATGGCTTCCTCGATGGCGTCAAGGCGCGCAAGGATGTCGGACATAGCATCACCGCCGCCCGCTGGAGCACCACCGGCTGCTGGGTCAGCGACCACAGGATCAACAGGGGCATCATCAACTTCCCGGCCACCACCACCCGGCGGGTTGTGGATGTTCACCGTGACATGGTGAGCCTCCAGGTCCGGTGCCTTCGTCACAGCCCCAGGCAGGTCATCACCACTGACCACCTTCCCCAGCATATCGGGGATCTTATCGAGTTCCTCGACTGCTGCCTCTGCGTCGCCGGTGCGGGCCGCCCGACGCGCCTTCCCGATGCCGTCACGAACGGCGGCCACAACATCGCGTACGCCCATTGGATCCATCTCCTTGTCGCCGATCGCGCAAGCCGGGCCACAGCGGCCACGTTCCACTAGCGCGGTGTGATTACCAACAATTTCGTATTGACGCGCCCGGCCGGGGCCAAGCTGTTCGTAGGCTGCGTCGTAGCCTGCGGATACTTCACGCATCCGCTTTTGTCGCACGAGCTCGATGACACGAGCGTCCTGAAGTAAGAAGTCCGCGTAGAGGTAATCTGGGTTTAGCGGGGGTTCCCCACGGTGCACGTTTGTCTGCACACCCACCGAGTACTGCTTCCAATTCTCCGGGGTAACACGGACTCCCGCAGGGGGGTGGTTGACGACCACGGGCTTGCCATTGAAGCTCGCTACCGTTTTCTCGTCGAATACCTCTTCCGGGTGCCGTTCGATGGTGATGGTGCCGTCCGGTCCTGCCTGCAATCCTGGAAGTTCTGAGGCCGCGTAAAGCTGCGTCCCGATGCGCGCTATTGGTACGTCAGAACATAACAGAAAGCCTTCTGGTGTCTCGGCTTGCTTTTCGCCTAATTGCTCAGTAGTATAGAATCGGAGGCGTGGGCGTTCGGTCATTTATGCTTATTCCATTTCACCGCATCGCCTGCAACTGCGCGGCGGTGCTGGGGCCGGCGCGGAGGGTGAGGGATTGGAAGTGAGCGGCTGTAACGCCAGTGCCCGGAATCCATCCCCCTTGTCCAATTCCTATCGTAGTCATGCTAAGGGCTTCAGATGTGGAACTCAGGACATCCGAGTTTCCGTTTATCCAGAAGTTTATCTTTGTTGGTATCACTGACACCGCAAGTGTATTTTTGTTGCCCGCCGAAGCAAGAAGGGCGCGAAAACTTGTTACGGTAACATTCCCCGCTACATACCTGAGAAGTCTCAATGAACCTGCGATAATATCAAAGATAACAGAGTCATTTGATCCATTGGAACCACTAAACGAAATTGGGTATACAGCCCCGGTCTGAACATTGGAAGGAAGCGTAAAAACTACATCAAAACTATAACTGCGCACCACCTGCAACCAAGGATACAGCTCCAGTGACACTGTAAGGTTATCCGCGTTGCGGGTGACGGCGGTGCCGGCGGTGAAGATCGTTGATGTTGCAAAGGAACCAAGCTCAAGCTGATTGCCGTCGACGATCACCGTTCCGATAGTTCCCATGCCATCCACGGGATAGACCTGGATACTCGTAGTGGTCGCTCCAGTGGTGAACGTCACAGAAATGCGACTAAACACCCCGGTCCCAGGTGTGTATACTGTCGGACTCACTATCCAAGCCAAGTACGTGAAATCAAGGACCGCATAGCCCGGGGTGGCCCCGGACTCAGCCTTAGCCCAGAAACTATAGGTGTAGGTCGTGCTGGGGGATACGCTGATAATTTGCCCTATATGGCTATTTGTCACCGATGCCGTGATGGTGGACGCTGAGTTCGCTACGCCATCTATTCCAACAGCATTCAGCGCGGCGCTGACAGCGCCCGGCACCCATGCACCGTTCGTCAAATCCCGGCTATACAGCACTAGGTTCGTCGCCGCCGGCTCGTTCTCATACCCAATCGCGTTGCCGTTCACGTCGAACTCGAAGCGGGGCACGTTCGCTAGGGCGGTGTAAAGCGTGCCGCGATTCCAATAGGTCGCCGTATTGCCGGCGCGCGTGAACGCCCACCCCGGCGGGAGCGCGGCGGTCAGTGGGATCGTGACCTGCCGATGCGTCGCGCACGGCACGCCCGGACCCATCGGGCATTGCGCAAGAGCCGGCGCCGCAGCCAGTAGTCCCAGCAGCAGCCAGGCAACGAGGCTGCGCAGCATCACTTCGTCCTCGCGCCGATGTCAGGCAACAGTGTGAAGGTCTCGCCGGTCGCTCGGACATACGGCGCGATGGCCTCCACGATGAAATACAGCGTCCCAGCCGTCACGTTGAAGGCGTTGAATCCGATCGCCCGATCCGACGAGCACTCGAATGTCATCAGATTGGCGTTGGCCTGCGAGCACGTCCACGTCCCGATAGCCGCCCGACTCAGCTCATCCACCGCCGGCACCGTGTAGGCCGTCGCGTCGTAAATCCCAGTCATCGTCGGGGCAGTTTGGAATCCCGCCACCCTAAACTGCGCCGAGGTCGCGTTCGTGGTGCTCTTTTGTAGCACGATGGCCGTGATCCACCCGTCGTTTGCCGGCGTCGCGCTGATCGTCACCGTGAGCGGCGCGCAGATCGTCACGCTTGCAGCGGCACAAATCGCCAACGGCGCGGCGGAAGTGGCTCCGGTGTAGGTCACACCGGCGGGTGTAGTCAGCGTGGAGGAGATCGAGGCGTAGGGGGCTGAGGACGCGAACGCCGTGTTGCCGATGCTGCCCCCCGCCTGGAATGGTGATCCGAGGGCAGTGACAAGGGCCTTCAGGCTTGTGACGGCATCACTAAGCCAGCCGGTCAGGCCAGAACCACCAGCAGAAAGCACTGAGGCGGTAGTCTTGGTGCCACCATCATTGCTAATAACGGTACTAGACGGCGGAACGTTCGGCCCAGCCCCACCAAGCAACACGATAACGGCAATAGCGCCTAGCAGTTTCTTCATCAAACGATCTCCACCACCACCGCTGTCGTGCTATCACCACCAGTGAACAACACACGCAATTTACGAAACCGTGCTTGGAACCAAGTATCGCCGCCTGCGGTCAATGACAAAGCAGCAGGAGCAAACCATCGACTAGCAGCATCTGTCACGGACGCTATGTCGGGGCTGTATTGCACTGCCACCGCGCCAGCAGCGCCGAACACGCCACTAACATACAGGTGCCACGATTCAGATGACCCTAATTGCAGAGGTGGAAGTGCCTGTGAAGGAGCCGTGGTTGGGCCGGCTCCGGTAAAGGTGAAACGCATTTGAACCGGCCCTTCCTTGGTTACTGCTGTACGTACGTCATGACGCCATTCAGGGTAGAAGTCGCCCCTGTCGTCACGCAAATCTGCGCACCGGCTGCAGACTTGAACAGAGTCGAACCCGGCCCGTAATGGAGCGCTGTGCCTGCAGTCGGAGTAAAGGCACCAGACTTCGGCACTGGGTTTGTGTCGCAGTCAGCACTGACGTGCGTGCCACTCGTGAACACAGCAGTCGGCGTGGTGCCACTGAGCGTCGCGCTGAATCCGCAGACATAGACCGTCGTCGAAGCGCTTGTATCAACGATCTTCGTGGTAGCCGAGGAAGTCACGTTGATGACCGCACTCGACTTCGCCACCATGGACGAAGCACAAGGATCAACGACGTTCGGGGATTGCGTGACAACGAGCGCAGGGTCTGCTGCCACGGGGGCAGTCGTGGTCGCCTTCACCGCAGCGGTGTTGGTGCCGTCGGTGTTCTTCACAAACAGCCCACGAGCTGCAGCATCACCCATCGGCATGCTATTGGTCCCGTCGGTCGGGCGAACGAAGACACCACGAGCAACCACATCACCTGACGGCATGCTGTAGGCGCTGGTCGAGTCGGTGATGTAGGTCGGATTGGAGGTAGTGTTCGGGTTCAACAGGGTGACACCCGCTGGAACCGTAGTGCCGGCAACGTTCACGGTCAACGTGCCACTGGCCATCGTGCTGACGTGGACACGGACGCGGGTCATACCGGCAGCGTTCACGTACCAGAAGCCGTTGCCAGTCACGCTTGCAACCCCAGCACCGCTCGGAACCGGCAGCATAGTGAGCGCGGTCCAGGTGGCTGCTGCATTGGTGATGTCAGCGCCCTGGTTGGTGCCGTCCACCGCAACCACGATGCTACCATGGGTACCGAGGAGCTGGACGGTGACCGCGTTGGTGTTCTGCGCCTGGAAGTAGACTTCACCCGTAGTCTTCAGGGTCTGGGTCGCCAGAACAGCGGTCGGAATGTAGACGGGGTTGTTGTAGTTGTATACTTGCGCCTGCCCAGCGAGCGGCACGAGCGAAAGCAGTGCGGCCATCGCGGTGGCGCGCAGAAGAGCGAGCTTCATGGTAGTTGGATCACTCCGTTGTTGGTTACAGGGTAGACTTAATGGAGGCCTGCGCGCTTAAGCAGGTCTTCGCGGCGTGCCACGATCTTATCGGCAAGCGCCGTTCGCTGGGTCGGGGTACCCGGCCCGTATTTCATCACGAGGTCTGTAAGTGTGGAGGCTGGAACCTTCGCGACACGTTCAGCCGAAGACTTCATCTCGGATTCAGTCATCTTCCGGAAAGGTCCTGTAGTTGGACCTTTCGAAGGATCTCGCATGGTATCCCATTCACCGACCTTATCGCCGAACGCAGCACCCTTGGGACTACCCTGCGCGCGGTAGAGAAGCGAGCCACCTGGATCAATAGTGGTCATCTTACCGTCGATGAGCACCTGGTTATCGTTCTCGAGGCCAACGGCATCCCAATTAGCGAGTAACGCGTGCGCGGCGAAATTCTCACGCACCGACTTGATCTGCTTCTCGTCATGCGGGTCAAACGCCTCGGTCTTCACCCACTCGGTCGCGGTCCCGAGCTTGCCATCACCTGCGTCTACCAACCTGTTCTGAACGCATGGGGCGCCGAGGGCTGCGTATAAACGCGCGGCAAGGTTCTCGTTCTTAGCGTGGTCAGGGGACTTCGAGACCTTCACGTAGAACTTCTTGCCGGCCGCATCTTCATACTTTCCGCCGGGGTTGCTGCCGAGCTGGCTGCCGATCTTCTTTAGGGAGGACAGCTTCAGTTCGGTGCTGGCTGGCTTATGCGGCGACGGGGAACCGAGATGTTCGTGTGCGATCTTGCGGTCGCGTGTTCGATTCAGGAACTCATGAAGCTGGTCGGGGTGGATAAGACTGACACCCTCAGACTCCCAGCCGTGGTCAACCGGTGTGCCACCAGTCCGCTCGGCAAAGTAGTATCGGGTGATTGACGTATCCCCCGTATGATCCCCAGCATAACCTGTGATCTGGGCATGCAGGCCGGTCTCTTCGTAGGCTTCTTTAATGGCGGTCGGCTGCGTGCCCAGCCCCTTGCTGACACCGCCTTTGGGGAAGGTGTAGTCATAACCACCGAATCCACCCTTGGGCTTCACGACCCAAACACGTCCATCAGGCTCGCGGATTAGGAGGCCTGCCGATAGGGTTTCCCCCTTGGCCAGGGATGGTAACGGTGGCTCTTCGATGTCAGCCTGACCCGTTACCATAGCCCAATCGTTTTTACTTGGAGGCGGGGTCCAAGGGGTAAATGGGACACCGTGAAGCGTCGGTAGGTCTTTAGATCCTTTGTGGAAGTGCGATGCAGCCTTGGCGCCACCTGGACCGAACTGGCCTGCATTATCGGGTTGGCCACGTGGGTGGTCAGATTCGTTCCAAGCATCTATGAAATTGACATCAACCGTGAGATACATGGATCGGTACCGCATAGTTCTTTAAGTCACCCAACAAGAACGCATCCGACCCAAATCGATAGCCATCACCTGCTGAACAAACAGGATGTAGTCGGGCAGGTTCGGCGCGTCGGGGTTGCCCAGGCCATCGTTTACTCCAGAATTATCGAAGCGTGTTTTTAATGGATACTATTCGCGCATTCTTAAGCGGGTAAGAAACAAAAACCTCTTTATCGCGCTTAAAATAGTTAAAATCATCTTCGTCAAAATCATGATCAATTCCTTCATCTTTCAGAAGAGATGGAAGATTTTCGAGATCAACAAGTATTTCCTTTTTTGGAGCAATCACCTCTATAACGATCTCTAATCCACCCTTTGAATATGAAGATGCAACGCTCTTCTTTTTTGTGAATGACGCGTAGTTCCTTATTCCGCGACCAACCACCAAAAAATCAGGCGCCTCATCGCCAGGTTTTAGAGACTTTAGCAAATTCATCTGATCTTTACTAAAATTGAACTCATGATGATTTGGAATTACACTCACACCTCTGTATAAAACAAGGTGATCTGCTTTAACAGTCCTCTGGAAAAAGGTCTTCTCTTTAATATCTTGGCTTGCGGCAGAACTGCTCATCATCCTGTTCAAAGATTTGATGTCTTTTTGTATCAATTCTTTATTGCTGCCGCCACCAGGCCCAAACTCCCCCTTATTCCCCGGCTGCCCCCGGGGGTGCTTGCTCTCCTCGAACGCATCTATGAAGTTAATATCTATTGTGAAACGAGTCACCCGGTAAACTCCTGAGGTATCACGGGTTCAGCCCAGCACCTGCAGTTCCAGATGCATCCGGGATGTGCACGTTCACCGGTTGGCGTTACGATTGGAGGTTCGTCCCACTTGTGAAACGTTCCGTCGAGCTTGCGATGCGAACCCTTAGCAAGGGTGTTCATCGCGGCAAAGTTCTTCGAACCTAACGCTGGCCGGCTATCAGCATCCATAATCGCGTGCCAGATGTAGCCATCGCCACCAATGTGACGAGCACGCAATTCCGTTAGACTCGATGCTGCCCTTGAAGTTTCTGTGCGAGCGATGGTATTCGCGCGGTGCTGGGTTACTTCCCCAGTCCGCATAATCTCAGCCGCCAACTCCGTCCAACGTGGCGACGACGTAATGGCCTCCGTCGCCAACTTCTGAACCCGTCGCCCCGCCTCTATCGGCAATGACGTGATGAGCGTAACCTGCTCATCGAGCAACTTATGCAGTTCACCACCGATAGGAGCCGTCGCAAGCTGAGACCTTAATTCAACCCCCAGGTCAGCCCCATAAGCGATCCAAGCCTTCTCATCCCGCTGGGCGACATCATTCAGCAGCTTTTGCGCAACGGCGCGCGCCCAGGGGTTCAGTAGCTCCGAGTAACGACGAAGCATATCGATCAGCCGTGCAACCGCGCGTGGGTTCTTCGGGTCGAATGCCTTTACGAGGTCCCCGACATGTCGCGCAACCTTCCGGAGCTGCATCGCGTAGGTGTGCTCGGCATTGCGAACGAACCTAAAAGCGTTGCGATCCTTGCGGCGCTGCTTAGGTGTCGGCTTAGGTGTGATTGGCACGGCGCCGAGCGGCAAGCTGGCTCACGCGGTCGCGTGCGGTCAGGACTGGTGCTTCGTCCGTTGTCGTGGCTTCGTCCTCATCAGACAACGACTTGATATGGCTCGGGGCAAGCGGCGGCGCGGGCTGGCCGACACGTGAAGGGAAACCACCAGCCTCTGCGTCGAAGTCCTCGACAATGACACCATCTCGCACTATAACAAAACCCGTAGTATTCTCAGCTTTCATCTTCATCACCCCTGGTTATATAGTTGCTACTGTAATATGGGTTTGGGACTTGCTTCTATCAACGCTCAAAATTTGTATGGCTTGTCCATGCCTCAGCAGCACTTCATCTTCTGAGTGACTACTAGATGTGGCAAGCCCAAGCGCATGAGTTCCCTTCTGTACTATATACTCGATAATCGTGTTTTCACCAGAAAATGCTGCTTGTGACGCCATCGAAGTCGAGACAAACCCAGTCGAGTGAGTAGTACCCGGTAATCCGGCT